CATCACTTCCACTGCCTGCCCCTGGTGCGGAGCCGGCGACTGGCTCTTCGCCACCGAGCACCGTGTCGTCCGCATGTGCGACACCGAGTGCTACCCGAACTACTGGCTCTGCAAATTCAGCCCCGCGCCCGAGGGCACGACGGGCGAGTTCCAGCTGATACCCGGTGCGCAGATGGATCTGCAGGGCCTCGTGCAGGTGCTCAGCCGGTCCACGCTGATCACGTTCAACGGGAACCACTACGACCTTCCGATGATCGCTCTCGCCCTCACCGGGGCCGACAACGCCGCGCTGAAGGCCGCCTCGGATGCGATCATCATGGGCAACCTGCAGCCCTGGCAGTTCTACAAGAATTTTCGCCTGAACGAGCCGACCTGGATCGACCACATCGATCTGATCGAGATCGCGCCGGGCATGACGAGCCTGAAGGAATACGGTGGCAAGATGCATTCCCGCAAGCTGCAGGATCTGCCGATCGAGCCCAGCGCGCAGATCGACGTGTTCAGCCGCGCCATCCTGCGGGAGTACTGTGGCAACGACCTGGATACCACGCGCGACCTGTACGAGACGTTCCCTGCCCAGATCAAGCTACGTGAAGAAATGAGCGAGGAGTACGGCCTGGATCTGCGGTCCAAGTCCGACGCCCAGATCGCCGAGGCGATCATGAAGAAACTGATCGAGGCCGAAATGGGCTACGTGCCCAAGCGCATCGAGGTGCTGCCAGGGACGCAGTTCACGTACCGGCCGCCCGAGTGGCTCAAGTTCCAGAACCTCAAGGTGCTCGATCTGCTGGCGCGCTCGCCGTTCGTTGTCACAGACACGGGCGGGATCGAAATGACGGCCGAGCTGGCCAAGACGAAGATCCGCATCGGCCGCTCCGTATACCAGATGGGTATCGGCGGCCTGCACTCGACCGAGTCGAGCATGTGTCACGTCGCCGACGAATCGTTCAGCCTGCAGGACGTCGACGTCGCGTCGTACTACCCGGCGCTGATCATCCAGCTGGGGATCTTCCCACCGGCCATCGGCGAGTTCTTCAAGAGCGTGTACCGCGGCTGGCGCGACCGCCGCCTCGTGGCCAAGCGGGCCGGCGACAAGAAAAAGGCCAATAGCCTGAAGACGCTGCTCAACGGCACGTTTGGCAAGCTGGGCTCGAAGTGGTCGATCTTCTACGCGCCCAGCGAATTCATCCAGGTCACGATCACCGGCCAGCTCGCACTGCTCATGCTGATCGAAATGATGGAGATCAACGGAATCGCCATCGTGTCGGCCAACACCGACGGCCTCGTGATCAAGTGCCCGCGCCACCTCGAATGGCTGCGTGACGAGATCGTTCGCTGGTGGTGTACCACGACCGGCTTCGAGACCGAGGCGGCCGACTACAGGTTCCTGGCCTCGCGCGACGTGAACAACTACATCGCGATGAAGACCGACGGCGAGGTGAAGCTGAAGGGTTGCTACGCCCGGCCGATCCCCGTGGCCACGAGCTGGCCCAATCCGTCGGGCGAGGTGTGCATCGATGCGCTGGTCGATTTCCTGAGCGACGGCGTCACGATCGAGTCCACAATCAAGGCCTGCAAGGACATCCGCAAGTTCGTCCACATTCGCCGCGTGAAGGGTGGGGGAATTTGGAACGGCGAGTTCCTGGGCAAGGCCGTGCGGTGGTACTACAGCAACGCCGCGGATTCGGCGCCGATCATTTATAAGACGAACGGCAACAAGGTCGCGAGCAGCGATCACTGTCGGCCCTGCATGGAATTGCCTGATGAATTGCCCACGGACATCGACTATGATCGGTACATCGCGGATGCTCGCGCGATGCTTGCCGATGTCGGCGTCCAGGGGTAATCATGCTTGCGTTTCTCTGCTGGTTTGGATCGTTATCCATGCTGATTAGCATTGGCTTTTCGCTGCGAATGATGCGCCTGTCACTCGAAGAGGGCGATATGTCGTTCTTCGTCGGGTTCGGCCTGTGGGCAATTCTATCGGCCGCCGGCCTGTACGGCCTGCTCACCCTGGCCCAGATGCATCTTTCGTAACAAATTGTAACAGTGCTTGACGTGCCGTTTGTCGCCTGAGACTATCTCCTCGTGCTAACCAACTAGGAGATTTAGATGGCAACCCGCAAGATATCCCTGGCCGACAAAGTTCACCTCAACCGCGTCTACGGCGCCATGACGGTGAGCAAAGAGAAGGTCGATCGCGAGTATGCGCGCGCTTACCGCAACTTGCAGCTCAGCCCGAAAGAGCTAGGCGATCTGGCCAAAGTCCTGGCGCAGCGCGTGAGCGTCACGGGCATGCCGGCCACACCGGTCATGGTGCTCGATTGTGCATCCTCCGCGATGCACTTCGTAGATCGGATCCGCGAGCGCGTCATCGGCGAGGTCAACGCCAAGCTGTGGCCCAAACCGTCCAAGCGTGACGTTGCGCGCATCAAAAAGCGCTTGGGCATTTCCAAGTAGACTGTGGTTTTAACCAGGAGCAAATGACATGCCGTATGTGAATGCCAAGAATCCCCCCGTGCCCGTTTCCGAGTTATCCGTTCGTCGCTACAGGGATGGTCAATGTGAGAACCGAGCTTCGTCTCCCACTATCGACGGATCTGTTGGATCCGACACCGCCGCCCTGTGGCTCTCCAACGAAACCGGAGACGAACTGGAAGCGAGCGAACCGACTGCGCATTGAGGCCCAGCTCAGGGGCGAGGCGCACTACCACACGGGCATAGCGTGCAAGCACGGACACTATGCCTCCCGACGAGTCACCGATCAGCGCTGCATGCAATGCTGCGCCATATCGGCCAACGCGAAATATCATGCCACGAGATCTGCGAAAGCCAGGAACATTGCACAAGTCCAACAACTCGGAACGCATAATCGCCCAGCTGAACCAGCAGGCGTTCTACATGCCCGAGAACACCTGCATCAACGGCCACCTGAGCCTGCGCCGCACGTTGACGGATCGCTGCACAGGTTGCGAGGATGCCAAGAAACCGAGCGTGCCGCAGCTGGAAGCTGAAGTCGAGTTTCTGCGCGCACGCCTCGCCGGCCTGGATCCGGTGTTCGCCGCGATCCACAGTCGGGCCCCCAAGCGCCGCGCGCGCTACACCCTGACGATGAAGGACCGCCATGGATCTGACTGAGCCCAGCAAAATGGTCGTGGTGGCATGGGTCAAAGATTGGTCGATGCTGACCCTCCTGTGCTACCTGGACAAAACCGAACACCGATGGGTCGATGAGGAGCGCGCTGCGGCCGCCCACGCCAAATGGCCGTTCATGCCCCCGAGGATCGATCACTACGTGCGCAAGACGCCCGTGAAGACGTTCCTGGCCGAAACGGCGCGGCCGATCAGCGACCGCCTGTTCGACGCCAAGACCACAGCTCAGCTCTTGGCAGTGGCGCCGCACATCGCCAAATTCGTGGCCACGGCGCGAGCAATCCAGGGCAGCATCACCTGGAGCGAGCGCAACGAGATCCGCCGTACGAAGCGCGAGAACGCCGCGGCTACGATCGGACGCATGGCAGACAAGGCACAGTACAAGCGCACGCTGCGGGGCGCCTGGAACGTCTGCAAGGGCTAGTTCTGCCGTACCCAGGTGTTGACCGGCGAGTTGGGCATGCTGCCGTCGGAGAACAGGAAGATCAGCGCGGCCGTCGCGTTGAGCGAAGACAGATTCGTCCAGCCCAGCACCGTGGTACCGTTACCTGCCAAGGTCAGCGAGCTGATCCCATGGGTGCTGGAAATGGTGAGCGTTTGACCATTCTCGGGAGTCAGCGGCATGGTTATCGTAAGCGCGTTCAACGAACCTGCCGCATTGACGATGAAATTGTTGCATATCTCTGGGACCGTCACGTTGGCGCCAGTCAAGGGCGCCACGTAAGTGGCCGTCGTGTCGAGCACGTTTCCCGCAATGATCAGGCTGCCGTCCGCGTCGAGCGTAGGGAAGCGTGACATGCCATTGGGCCCTGCAATGCCTACGGGCATGCCTGTCGAATCCATAACCAGCTCGTAGCCTCCACCGATTTCGATTCCGCCCATGGTCGTCTCCTGTCAGATGCGACGACGGTACGCTCATTTCCTCATTGCGGCTAGGGAATAAAAAACCCCGGCACGAGGCCGGGGCGAAGGTGCCAGCAGGCAGCGTTGGTTACGCCGGGGTGCCCGGTACGATCTTGATCGAGGCGATGGCGCTGGAGATCACGGTGACGGCCAGGGGCGCGCTCGTGAACGATTGGCCGTCGGCCAGGGTCAGCACGGCCGTGACGTTGGCGGTACCGGGAAGCAGCGCCTTAGCCACTGCGCTCACGCCATCGGCGTTTGCGGTGACGGCCAGGACAGCCGGATTGTCGGACGTGAAGACCACTGTGGCACCGGCAGGCAGCGGTACCGCGGAACCGACAGCGTCGTCGGCTTCAATGGCCAGGGGAAGGGATTGCAGGTCGTTCAGGGTTGCGCTCATGGCTAGTGCTCCTACGATTGTGACACCGCCCACAAGGGTCAGCATCGTTATGAATTCGATCTCAGGTTGGTGCTTGTGATGATGGTGATGGAAGTGCCTATTGTACCAGCTCACGGTGGCTTCTATTTGGCTTGACCGCCTTCACGGAAGATGCGGCGCATCAGCAGCTCGGCGTCGATCGCTTGAATGCCGATCTTCAGTTCGTCTTTGTACTCTTCGAGCGGGACGGCGACAACTGGTTCGCTTGATCCAGTCGCTGCTGCATCTGGTCCCGGGCCTGCTGCAGCTCCAGATCCGTCGGCTTGCTGCACAGGTTCCCGCACTGGATCACTGGTGCAGAGTTGGAGTGCAGCGTGGGCGCCGTTGCTCCGCATCCGCAGATCAGCGATGTCAGTAGACATGCTAGCAATTTGCTTGTTGGCTTCATCATTCACCTCTAAGGATGTCGCGGCATAACGCGACAGGGTTGCGGCGTCTTCCGCCCGTTGGTCTTTCAGCTCCTGGTCGTGCGCGACCTTGAGCGTCGTGATCTGCTTGCTGTAATGCACGTCGGCCATCCCCCAGGTCACTCCACAGATCAGGAGAATGACGAGAACTTTCAGGCCAAGGGTTTGCAGGAAACTGAGGTTCATGGTCATGCTCCATCGGCCTTCCACAGGCCGTCACGAATTCGTTGGGCGACGCCGAGGGCGGCGACGTTGATGCTTACGCTTGCGACCAGGGCGGCCACGCCAGCGGCATACCCCGTGTAATTGGGCGTGAGCCCGCGGATCCAGACTTCGCGAATGAACGCGGCGGTGATCAGCAGTATGGCGCCGATGTTCGCCGCGGCGTGCGCCGTTGCTACGATCTCGGGTATTGCCAGGGCGCCGTCTTTGTCGAGGAACGTCAGCTTCGAGAGGCTCACGATGGTTCGTTCCCAGATGTCCAGCGATACTCGACCTCGATGTCGGCACCGCCGGTCGCCGTCATGAGAGCCTGACGCGCGACGTCGCTATGGAGCACCGCGGTCTGCAGCGGGAACCCCGGGAATTGGATCGTGCCCGCCTCGGTGCCGAAGATGGTGCATCCCTCGACGTCGGACTTGAACCCCTTGCTCGTGTCGCCCGCGACGTTACCGTCGTGCAGCTCACAGGCGCTGCGGGAGGGCACGGCGATCAGCTGGTATACCGGGTAGCCGAAGCGGCCCGACGGCACGACCTTGGCCACATAGATGCCCGCAGGCACGCACGAGATCTCGGGCGCATTGTCGCGCCATGGCAGTTCGAGGGAGTGCGCGCCCCAGAGCTGGATGCCGGCCGCGTTGTGCAGCGTGGCGGCCCCGGGCGTGCCCTGGTCGGTGGAGGCGTCGCGATCGATCGTCAGGCGCAGCATGATTAGCCGCCGCTAACGTCGAGCGGAATCTTGAATTTGTGGGCCACGACCAGCGTCACGACGATGGTGGCCAAATGGCGCATGCTCGCCCAGGCGGTGGCCCGGAGGCGGTTCTTGCCACGCTGCTCGGACATGGCCGCCAGCAGCGTATCGACCTTGGCACTCATGGTGCTGATGTCCTCTTTCACGTCCTTGTGGATCTCGGTCATCTTGCGATCCAGATGCTCGTAGTTCGTCTGCAGGACTGCAATATCGACTGCGTTGCGAACGATCTCGGCCGTGTCGGTGCCCATAGCGTGCTCACTTCGTTGCGTTGATGATTGCCGCTTCGAGCGCGCGGACTTTGGTCCGCGCGAGGTCGAATAGATGCGGTGCCGGCCATTCATGATTCTGGGGATCCGCGGGATTGGTTAGCACATGATGCGCGTCGCGCTCGGCCTGGAGCTGCGACAGCGCCAGGGTCTTGATCTTGATTACCCCGTCTTCCAACCACGCGATGACGTGGAGGCCGGCGGCGTCGATCTGCTCGATGGTTACCATGGGATCCTCGTTACGCAGTCGGTCGGACGGGGGCCGGCGGCAGCACCGCAGCCAGGAACGCGGCGTTGTCCACCGGGGCAGGTTTCGTGCCCGCCTGTACGGCGGCCAGGAGCGCGTCCGCGTTGGCCCAGGCAGTGTCACGCCATGCGACCAGGGCCTTCGCTTCTGCAGCGTATTTGGCCACCGCGCTGGTGACGTATGTCGAGGCTGACAGCATGCTGTCGTACTGCCACGCGCGCGCCTGGGCATCCAGGGCCGCTTGCAGGGCCGTGGCGAAGCCTTGGATGAGCGCGGCTTGCGACGGCACGTACGGGATGACGATCGGCTGTCCTGACGCGTCTACGCCGATCGAGCCGCCCGCTGCCTGTCCCGCCAGCACTGCATCGCGCGTCGCGGCGCTGATGGCCACGGAATCACCGGGCCAAGAGGGGCTGATCGAGGAGTCGTAGAACCCCATCGTCGACTTGGAGAAATACAGGCGCGGCGCCACGGGTGCGGCGGCCGGCGCCGGAGTGGCAGGTGCGGATACGGTCATGTGAGGCTCCGATTAGTGGCCAAAGGCAACCCAGTCCTGGACCGAGGCCGTCGCCGACGAACCGCTGTCGCGCGAGTTGGCGGTGAATCCGGACGTGGTGCCGCTGGAGAGGAAGCTGTAAGCGATTTCACCCGTGAAGCTGGGCGATAGCACGACGGCGAAGACCGACGTCGGGAAGGTCAGCGGATACGACACGGCGGTCGAGCCTGAAGCGTTGTTCACACGGCCCCACTGCATGATCAGGCCGTTGCCGAATTTGATGTAGCCGCTGCCGCCGACGCTGGATGCGGGGATCAGGCTCTGCACGAACGCAGTGGTTGCGACCTTCGTCGAATTGTCGGCGCCGGGCGGCGTGGCCGCCTTGCCGTATCCGCCCGAGCATTCCAAGAGAATCCAGACGCCCTGCGAGCTGTGCCACTTGACGATCGCGGTGCCTGCGCCATTGATCTCGCCACCGGTCAGCGCAGCGCCATCCAGGCCGTAGATCGCATGCGACGGCGAGCCGTTGACGCTGAACGTCGAGGCGCCCGTATTGGTGTTGACCGCACGGAAACTGATTTGCGTGCCGTCGATGACCTGGGTTGCAGGCACCAGGGTAATCTGGTACGTGTTACCCGAGCCCACGTTGACGCCGTAGTTGGCCGCCGTGAACGTGGTCATCAGGTTGGTCAACAAGTTCGCCGTGGTGCCGTCATCGGTCGAATTTTGCCCCGTGACGTCGGCCATGAATTGGGCGAGCACGGCCGACATGATCGACGACTGACGCCAGACCTTGTTGAGCTGGTTCGAGTTGGCGATGCCGGCAGTGAAGCCTGGGCCAAGGGCCGCGAGGGCTGCATACGTGCTCTGGCTGATGACGTTCGCGCCGCCTGCGCCAGCGAAAACGAGGAAGTCATTGGTACCGGCCATGTCTACTCCTACGGGAAATTGAATATCAAGGCGCCGCCGGCTGGCGGGATGTAGGTGCCTTCAAAGTTGAAGACGATCACCCCACCGTACGGCGGATTATACCCTGTCGGCACCCCAGCTGCTTCGGGCAGCCAGAAACCGGTATCGAAGCCGGAAATGAACAAATCCTGCTCGTCGAACCCAAAAATGGGCCCCCCGGTGTTGTTGATGTAATGATTCGTGATGAGCACGCCTGCCGGCCGCACGTCCAGCAGGCCCCCGGCGTACAGCGCCGTCGTGACGGCATTGGGGGTGGCCCCGACCAGGACGAAGGCCATGGTCATGTCCTGGCCGTCGATGATATAAATCGAGTACCCCTGGGGGTTCCAGAATGCGTTCAGGAGGCGCAGGGCGTCCGGGATGGTGCCATCCCAATGGTTGGCTGCCACGGTGGCGTACAAGAGCAGGCGGTACTCGTCATCTGGCAGCGAGTAGAGTGCGGTGCCGCCGCCGGCCGGCGCCCACGCGCCCTGGTCGAAGCCGAGGCCCGCGGTATCGAAGCTGAAGTAGACGTTTTCGAGCGCGATGTTCAAATTTCGGGTCGGCCCGATCCATTGACCCACCGTATCGAGCTGCGCGCCTACCGCCGTGTCTAGGTCGTAGAGCAGCGCAATGTCGTCAGTGACATTGATCATGTCGGCCAACGGCTGCAACGTCGCAGCAATGACCGACATAAAATTCGGTTGCTGATTGTGCTCCGACGTTACGAGCGACGTGTACGGGGTGATATTGCCGGCCATTTTAGGTCACCGTCACCGTCACGTTGGCCGGTGGGCAATATGCCGCGGCATTGAAGGCGATCACGATGTTGTTGGGCGTGCTCGGGCTCGGCGTGATGTCATTGTTGAGCGAGGTGATGTAGTAGGTCGCGCCCAGACCCGTAGAATCGAGCTGCGCAGGGCTGAACAACTGCGAATTGAAAATCTCGCCACCGATCGGCTGACCGTTGACGAACGCGCTGATCGCGTTCTGGATCGCGGTCGCGGTCGAGCCTACCCAGGTCGGCAACGCCTTCACGGTGACCGCCACGTAAACCGGGGTCAGTGCCAGGATGAAGAACCGGATGGTTACGGGTAGCCCTGACGGATCGGTAACGGTCACCGAAGTCGAGCCGTAAGTGCCCGTGCCGAGCGATTTGGTAGCCTCGATCGTTTGCGCGATGACGTTGATGTCGCCGCCTTGCGCGATCACGGAAATCGAATGCGACGGTACGCCATTGGTGTCGGTCATCGCCGTGTTGTTCTCATACACGGTCGAGCGCGTAACGCCCGGCAGGGACGCAATGGCCGCGGTGATCGACTGTAGCGGCGTGAGCGCCGGCAGCGCGACCGAGTAGGCCTGACGGATACGCAGCGCCGCGTCGGACTCCACGGGGGCGCCAGGGACCGCGTCTGACGTGCTGATGAACGACGCCCATCCGAGCTGCGGCGTGAAGATCTTGTTGATCGTGCCCGTCAACGCGGTGATGTTGCCCTTTTGCTGCGCGGTAACCGTAATCGGCGTCGTGCCGCTAAGCGGTATCGTTACCGACGGTGGCAGGTTCCACAGGTTACCGTTCGTGTCCTGCACGACGCCGTTGGCGATCACGGTGCCATACGTTCCAACCACGTTGCCAACCGCAATGCTATTGGTCGCAACCTCGCGCGTGAGGCCGTTGATACGGACCAGCTCAGAAAGCATCACGCCCTGGGCAAAGGACGGGCTGAACGATTGGTACAGCGTCACGATGGCGTTGTTCTGGTCGTTGTAGCCCTTGGCCAAGATCGCGATCCACTGGCCGTCCTGGCTGTCCGGCGAGATATATGCATCGGAGCCATAGATCGCCTGGAAGCTGGCCTGCAGCGACGCGTAGATGTCCGCGTACGACGGGATCGAGATCCCCGTGGCGGTGATCGTCGGGCCAAGCGTGGGAAGAGGATAGGGTCCGGCCATGGCGATTCCTAGAAACTGGTGGTGATCGAGGTCTTGCCGTAGATCGTGTCAATCGTCGCGTTGACGGACAGCGCGCGACCTTTCAGCGACGACGAATAGCTGATGATCTGATTCACGCCCGGCGTGTTGAGGATCGTGTTCTGGAACACCGAGTCGTACGACCGACCGGTACCAAACCCCAGCACCTGGGTGTTGTAGGGCACGCCCAGCGAGCTGTCCAGGAACCACTCGCCCTGTATCAGGCGCAAGCGCGTCAGGACGGCCTGTGCGACGGCGGCCGGTGTGTTCACGAGGAACTCTGCCGGGCCCGCGCCGAACACGTAGTCGCCTGTCGAGCTGAGCGCGCGATATCGCATTTTACGCCACCGGGGTGAGAAGGTCGAAGCCTACGAGGTTGAATGTGCGGGACGGATCGAACGCGATCAGTGCGTAGTTTGCGGCGTCGCCACGGTCGAGCGCCAGCGGCGCATTCGTGTCGAGATAGCCGAAATTGACGTGACCCGCTTCATCGCTTATGCCGAAGCCGATCAGCGTCATCGTCGGATAGTACACGAGCGCCACCCGGGTGTATGGATTGACCAGCAGCGTCTTTTCGGTCAAGCCGCCGAAGCGCCCATTGTCCGGGTACTGAAGCAAGTCCTGCGGATTGACATACCCGCGCCAGAATGGCACGGGCCGGCGAAAGATGAACTTCGCGGCGCGCGGCGTGGCCGCGACCGAAGTCGCGTACTGCACCGACAGCGGGATCCCTTCGATCGTCGATACGCTGACAGCGAGCGTGCCCAGATCAGCCATGATCAGAAGCCTCCCCAGGTATTCGAGGTTTCCATGGCAATGACGCCGTAGCTCGATGCCGGCGCACCGACGATCTCGAACGATCGGCCGGCGATGTTGCCTGAACTCGCCGTGAAAGTGTAGCCGTCATTGAATACTGGCGGGTGAATGATGAACCAGATGCCGGGCATCAATCCTCGCACGCCGTTGCTGCCGCTGGTGATCGGTTCGGTGATCCACATGGGCGCGAGTTGAAACGAACCGTCGATGACCGACGGGAACGGATTGTATGTCGCGTTCTGTTCGCCCGACGTGGGCGTATTGCCGCGCGTCGAATCGCTGATGCCGCCCATGATGTTCGAGCCGCCGATCTGCGTGTAGCGTCGCGGCGAGGCAGCAAAGCATCCGCCGCCCAGCGGGGCGTTGATCGCACTCGCCAGCGAAGCGAACGGCTTGTAGGGTGCGCTCGCGGTTGACTGGCAAGAAAACACGGTGTTGAACGCATCGCCGGCTTTGTAGCTGATGAAGTCGCCGAAGACAATGCCCGTGTAGTAATCGGGCGACGTAGTCCAGACGACATAGAAGTAGAAAATCTTGCCGTTCGTGAACACGCGCCATGCAGGGTTCGATACGCCCGACGGCTTCATGACGTAGCCGCCCAGGCCGTCGCTGATGCCGATCACGTTGATCATCTGGTACGCGCTGGGGAACTCATTGAACCCCGTGTTGAACGCCGATAGTGTCTCCCATGCGGTCAGACGGGCCTGCGTCGTGCCCGTGTCATCAACTTGAAGGGTGAAGCCGTTCGTGCCGGCGGGCTGCGTGTACGCGGCTTGATTGGCGGCGAGCACGGTCTTCGTCCACGGCACGGCAAGGTTCAGGAGCACAAAGTCGAGGATCGCGATCAGCGAACCGGCGGTGTTCGTGTAAACGGGCGCACCCGGATCGGTGCTACGAAAGACTTGAACGGTCATGATTAAAACCCTCCCCAGGTATTCGATGTTTCGATGGCGACTTGCCCGTAAGGCGAGCCGATCGCGCCGACGAACTCGAAGGTGCGACCGGCAATCGGGCCAGCGCCCGCGGTAAAAGTGTCGCCGTCATTGAACGGTGCCGGCGAGCCGGCGCTTGCTTTGCCCAGAATGCACCATACCCCCGGGATCAGGCCGCGGATGCCGCCGCGCAAGTAGGTGTTCGGGCCGTCGGCCAGCCAGAACGGCGCGAGGTTCAGCTTACCGCTGATCGGATCCGGGTAGTTCGGGCACGAGGCGCCGGCAGATGCTCCGCTTCCACCGACAAGCGTCGCGTCGGTCATTACCGCGCAAAGAGTGTTTGACGATATTTGATTCCACGCGCGCGCCACTGATGCGGTGGAGGCGTTGCTATTCCACGGCGTTTGCGTGTTGATGCCTGCCCATCCCAGATACTGAGATCCGGGGCTGGTGTATCCCATGAGCACCGTATTAAACTTGTCGTTCGGGACATAGCTCACAATGTCGCCGAACGTGCAAAGATCAGTGTAAGGTGGCGACGAACTGGTATACCACGTCACGGCAAAGTGAAAAATTGAACCGTTCGTTATCAGTCGCCACGCTTTTGCAGATGCGTCGCTACCGCGGTTTACAACCGAATGACCGCCGCTTGCCGGCGGGGTATTGAGCGGGTTGAAAAAATTCTTGCCGACGTTGAACGAGGTCAGCGTCTCAAAGCCGCACAGGTAAGCGTAGGTCGAGGCCGAGTCATCGACCTGGAGCACGAAGCCGTTCGTGCCGGCGGGCTGCGTGTAGGCCGCGATGTTCGTGCCCAGCGGCGTCTTCGTCCACCCGAGGCCGAGCAAGCAAAAATCGAGCACGGCGATCAGCGAGCCCGGCGCATTTGTATACGCCGGGGCGCCGCCGTCGGTGCTACGGAAGATCGAGACAGCCATCAGAAGCCTCCCCAAGTGTCCGACGTTTCGATCGCGGCAAATGACCCGGCGCCGGCGTTGATGATCTCAAACGTGCGACCGCTCAAAGGACCGGAGCCTGACGTGAAGCGGTCGCCGACGTTCCATTGCCCTTGCCCACCCGGCGCCCAGATGCCCGGGATCAGTCCACGCTTGCCGCCAGTCGTGGTGCCAGGAAAATCGACAAGCCAATACGGCGACATGAAAAGGCGCCCGTCCACGTTCGGTATCGGGGTCGAAGTGCTGCCGCCGGGCAAGTTCGCCGGCTGGAGCGCATTTTGCGACACGACACCGACCGCCGGGTTCAGCGTGGTCTGGTCATACGCGCGATCGACCGACATCCGATTGCTGACCACGGTCCAAGCGGACGGACCGTACAGCCAGCCCGGCTCGCCGTCGGTGCTATTGGAGCCGCCCAGGATCGTCGCAAAATTGTCGGTGCCCGAGTAGTAGCTGACGATGTCGCCGAAACTCCAGAAGTCCGCGTAGTTCGCGGCCGGGTAGTACAGGGTTGACATATGGAAAAGCTGGATATTGCTGATCAGCGTCCACGGGATCGGGGCGCCACCGTAGGGCGCCTTCTGGACTTGCGTGCCCGATGCGCCGCCGGTCGGATACCAGGAGTTCGTCCCGGTGTTGAACGCGGTCAGCGTTTCCCATCCCTTGACGTTCGCCGTCGTGCCGATCGAGTCATCGACCTGGAGGATGCGAGCATTGCCGCCGGGCTGCGTGTAGGCGACTTGATTGCCGCCAAAGTCAGTCTTCGTCCAGCCCAGGCCGTCGCGCAGGCAATGGTCGAGCACGGCAATGAGCGACCCCGCGGTTCCGTTCAAGACGGGCGCGGCCGGGTCGGTGCTGCGGAAGATCTGAACGGTCATGGTGCTATCCCAGGACGTTGCCGTTGGCAGTGATGGTGTTGGCGGGAGCGCTCAGCGTGATCGAAACGTCCGATTGGACTGTCACAGTCAGCGCGGACTTGATTTTGACCTCGCCTCCCGTGCCGATCTCAAGGTAGGAGTTTCCATCCTCGGTGCGCAATTGTACCTTGGAAGTGCTAACCCCGGTTAGGTTCTGCGCCTTCTGGCGCGAGCGCGGCCCAACGGTCACGAACCCGTCCGACAAGTCGTGCATCCGCAGATCGCCCTGGGGGCTGATGAGCCCCGTGTCCCACCACCCGTCGATGCAGCGACTGGCGAAATTCACGAGACACTCGTCGCCGGGCATGATCGGGAAGGTGAGCAAGTATCCGCCGCCCTGGGGAAATATCACGGGGCAGTCCGAGATCGGCGGCATCTGGATCAGCTCGGCGCCACCCGTCAGGGGGTTGTTCCACTGGATCAGGATCGTAGGCTGCACCTGGGCCGTCAGGGTCGACGCATCATACGAGATGATGGTAGCGGGCAGGGACGTCCAGATCTGCGACTGGCGGCCGTCTAGCGCGGCCGTGATGGCCACTCTGAGGTCGTCGATGCGTTCGCGCGGGTCCATCCTAGCCTCCGGTGGGGTTGATCACAACCTTCTGGGTCGAGGCGTCGACCGCAAGGCATGTGAGGTTGGCGTACCACTTCTGGCCGCGGGTGTCACCCTCGTACTCGATGACGTATATGCGGTACAGGCCGTCGTTGGCCACGCGAGCGTTGTACGCGATCTGGCCTTTCTTGCCGTACGTGTTGTAGGTGATGCCCGTCGCGCCGCCATTGGCCAGAATCTCGTTGCCCGACGCGCTGATGATCGTGTTGATCAGGTCGTTGTCCAGGCGGATCGTGCCACCCACCTGGAGCAGCGGATTGAGCAGGCATTTGATCTTGATCCCCTCGTTGGTCACCTCGGGGATGCCCACGATGCCCGAGTACTGCGACAGCACCACCGCCTCGGTGGGCAGGTAGCTGTCGTACGGGATCACCTGCATGACGCCGTTCTGGATCGACCAGGAGCACCGCAGTGACGCCGCGGTCGAGCGCATGACCTGTGGGGCCGCCCCGAACATCACCTTGCCCCGTGGGGCCGGTTTGGTGCCTCCAATGAGCAGGCTGATACCGGTGGCTAGGGACAGCGGCTGCGAGCCCGGATTGGCCGTCTGGCCCGCCTTGTTCATGGACGCAATCACCGCCGACACCTGCTGCTGCGGCGTGTGTCCCTTGGACAGCGACGTGGCGATCAGCGCGTTGTTGTGGTAGATGTCGCCGTCGCCGCACATCAAGTCGACGAACGAGGTCACGGCGTCTTCCTTGCCGTAGCGCAATTGCTTGATGGTGCCGAAGAAGATCACGGCGAACGGATTGGGGTCGTAGCCGGCCTGCAGCGACACGACCTGAAATTCGTTGCGGATCCGATTCACCGTCTCAGGCTTGAGGTTGTACACGCGGATCACCGCGGCATTCGGGTGATCGTTGTCGGCCGCCTCGGTGGAGAAGATGATCCGGAACTGCGACAAATCGAGCCCGTCGTCGAGGTTCGCATTGGTCACCGTCAGGGTGCATTTGCGGTTGAATAGCGAATGGGTAGGGGAGGTCATGGCTCAGTCACGAAGTACACGTTACCGTTGGTGCCCAGATCGTCGAAGGTGGGGATGGCGTTTGGGCTGTAGTCGGTCTGGCAGATCAGCTTGCCGCCGATACCCAGGTACGCGTACTGCCCCAGGAGATCACACCCGGTCACGAGCGGTAGCGGGCCGACGATGTCGTTGCCGTTCTGATCGCCCAGGGTCATGAACCAGCACTGCGCGTCGGGGTCGTCGTTCCAGCGCACGGTCACCGTGTACACGGTGCCGCCCAGCGCAATCGTCATCGACTGCGAAGCGTTCGTCAGCGGAAGGAGGTACGGAGTGGTCATGGCGACTTCGGGATCAGTGAATAGTTGGCAGCGTTGAAATTCTTGGCATTACCCGTCTGCGTGCGGCCCAGCAGCACGGTCGGGTTGGTCTGCGAGGCAAAGCGCTGCGCGCCCGGCGGCGCCGTGATGGCGATGACCTGGGTGAACGCAATGAGCACCTGTTGCATGTGCAGCGTGACCATCAGGACGTTTTCGTGCTCTTTGTCGGTCGTGACGTCGATCGACTTGATCATCATCTGGGAGTACAGGCGCTTGCCGGTGACCACGGTGTAGAGCACGCGATTGGACTGGCCCTGCACGAGCTGCGCGTAGATCGCCGCGATCTGGCTCTGGAATTCGTAGCTGTTGGCCGTCTTGCTGATCAGCCCCGAGGCGATGAGCTGCCGCCCGGCCCAGCCGATATGCAGCGTGCATTCCGACGGTTTCTTGAACGCGTGGTCGGTGATCGGTGCGCCCTGTTGGATCGGATGCGTCACGATTTCCATGTCGTCGTGGTGCTGCTCTTCGAGGGTGACCTGACCCACGAACTGCGGGTTGTTCGCCTCAGACGCCGGCAGGCCGGTCGACAAAATGTCCGACTGGCCGACGAGCGCACCCGTGGTACCGACCTCCGGGTAGAGGCCGCGTACCAGCTGCGGGCCGATCGAGGGAACAGAGGCGACGGTCATGGCTATCGTCCCGGGGTGGCCAGGAGGCCCTTGAGGTTGCGGGTGGCATCGCTATTGTTCGATCGTACACGGGTATCGATCACGCGTGCCGTGGCGTCAGCGTCCGCGGCGTGGACGGTCACGATGACGTCGCCCTGGTTCATCGTGACGTTCTTCGTCCCGCCGTTATCCGACCCGTTGGCGGCCGTAGCGCCGCCCAGGCGCGCGTTTTCCATGCGCTGCTGGATCTTCATGGGGTAGTCGATCGTCTCTTGCGCCAGGGGGCCGTATTTGCTTCCGCCGGCAAGCTGGTCGTCGATGCGGCCCTGGCCGGCGTTGTAGGCCATTTCGGCCGTCTGCAGATCGCCGTATTTTTTCGTCAGCTCAGCCATGTATGCCACCATCTGACGGATGTCTTCCATCGGATCCTGGCCGGCGACGAAGCCACGGTCCTTGGCCGTGCCGGGTGTGAACTGAGCCACACCGACCGCGCCGGCAGACGAGCGCGCCTTGGGGTCGAGATTCGATTCCTGCATGAGCTGCGCCACGATCGCATCGGGATCGAGGCCGAACTTCTGGGCTGTCGCCGCGGCGTAGGCGGCCAGTTCGTCCTTCGAGGCGCCGGCCGCATGCTTCTCGCGTTGCTTGCGCAACGCCTCTTCCAATTGAGGATCGGCTGAGCCCGGCGCGCCCGCGCTGCTGTCGGTCTTGCCCACGGCTTCGCCCGTGGTGAGCATGTTGTACATTGATCGCCAGATGCTTTGCTCGCCACCCTTGGCGGGGTCGCTGACGGCCGCCATCTTCACGGCGTCGCCCAGGATGTGCTCCAGGTCGTGCATGAAACTGTTCATCGCCGGCAGCGTGCGGCCCAGCAGCTCGGTCCCGAGCGCGCCGAACTCGTTGCCCATCAGCTTGAGCGTGCGCTGAAACTCGACGGAGTCCTTGGCCAGATCGTTCATGTCCACGCCCGTCGAGGCCATGAGCTGCTGGTATTGCGCGAACTGCTGGGTCAGCGCCGGCAAATCGTCCCGGAGCTGCTCGAACTGGCGGGCGTTGGTGCCGAGGAAATCTTCGGCAAGGCCTTCGGCCGGCACCTGCATGCCGCCCCCGGGCGTGTTGTAGAGGTCGCTCAGTTTCTTGACGAGGTCGAGCATGACCTTCGCCTTGTCCTGGTCGACATTGATCCCGAAGGCCTTGAGGCGCCCGACCAGGGCCGGATTGCGCATCTGGTCGGCGACGTTCTCGATCGCCTCCGTGGCCACGCCGGCCTGCATCCCAATGCCCTGGAATGCCGCCTCAGTGGCCTTCAAGTTGCTGACGGTGGCGCCGGTACGTTGCGAGACGTAGAAGAGCTTGGAGAGCCCGTCCGTCATCTGCTCGACGAATTTTTCGACCGCGATGCCGACGCCCACGACCGCTGCGCTCACACCCAGCGCGGTCTTCGTGGTGTCGGTGAGGCCCGTCTTGAATTTACGAGCGCCCGCCTCGTCGATCTTGAATCCAAGGCTGACGAGGAATTCCTTGATGATTTCGCTGTCAGCTGCCATGGTTGTTCCGTTGGTACTCGGCTATGCGATATTGGTTTTCGGCTTCGACGTCAAGGGATTCGTTTGCGATGATGATGTCCCACAGGTCAAGGGTACCATCCTTGAGATCTCGTAGCTGACACATTCCGGCGCGCACAGGGCGGTAGAGAAAATCCTCACCGTCCGACATCGTCACGAGTTCGACGAGGTTCCCTGCGTCGCTGCCCCACCGTTCAATTGGCCGGCGAGGGCGCCCACTAAGAAAGGGCGGAAATTCTCCAGCAGGACCGCCCACATGATCTGGATCATCGTGGGCATGTCCATCGCCTGGAACATCGACCGCCCGTTCACCATGATCGGCACAACCGCCCCGCTCTGCACGAGCGACGTGACGCTCAGGCACTTGTCGATCACGTAATTGAGCTGCTCGTCGGGGATGTTCGCCAGATCGTCGGAGATCGCCGCCACGACACCGGCCTGCAGGATCTGGCGGATGTCGAGGTCTTCGCCTTCCTTGAGATCCTTGCGGCCGCGCTTGATGGTTTCCATGATCGGCTTGAGGAGCGGCATCACGCGGCGAAAAACGTGAAACTGATCCTGCGCGCTCATCTTGCCGATTTGGTAGGTGCGATCCCCTATGACTACGTTGACGGCGGCCATGGTTACGTCAGGCTACCGAGAGTCTGAGTGCTGTTCCCGACCAGGAACGTCCATTCGAACATCTTGCCGGTCTTGTCGTAGTTGTTGTCGGGGATCTTCTCGAACGCGCATCCCGCGGCGTTGACTTCGTCGAGCGTGGCGAAGTTCGTCAGCGAGATCGTGTTCTGGCCCCACAGGGCACCCGACACGCGCTGCGCTTCGACCAGGGCCATCAGCTGGGCATTGACCGGCGAGGTCTTCAGGAGGCGCAGCGTGAGGCGCGCGCCGCGGGTGGCCTGGAGCACTTGCATGAATTCGCCGTCGGCGCCGATCTGCATGTGGCCGACGTTGTCGACTTGGCTGATCGTGATGCCTTCCTCGGCGACGCCCGCACCCGAACCGATGGAGAGGACCGCGCCCGTGGCGCCGTCCACCAGGGTGGCCTTTACGTCAATGAAAGAGTAGGTGACGCTCATGATTTCGGTTCCTCGTTACTGGTTGACGACGATCTGGACATTGACGGTCTGCACCGCGCCGGCCAGCTTGATCGCGACTTGGATCGGCACGGACACGCGAGCGCCGCGTTGCGACTGGTTCTGCGACGCGACCGTCGGAGCGTAGATGTAGAAGCCGGTGGGCATGAAATCGTTCTGGTTGAGCGACCCGAACCCGCCGACGGTCCACACGCCCGGGGCGATGAAACCGTTGTTGACGTACTGCACGCAGACGTTCTTGATCACCGAGGTGATCTGGTGCGTGCCGTCATCCGTCTGGGGAATCTTCGTTGGCGACAGGTACAGCAGGTTGAAAATGTCCGTCTGCATCTGCAGCGCGAAGTTGTCGGTGCCCGTGATGACGTCGGCGTAGAAGCCGGCCGCATCCACACCGGTCTGGATGATCGCGGTGTTGTTGTTGTAGGCCGCAAAGACGTTCGCGTTGAATCCCAGGGCGGTCGCCAGCTGCGTGCTGTTGAGCGCCTCGGCCACGATGCCCGGCTCTTGCTTGTACATCAGGGTGATCGTGCTGTTGTTCGCGGCGTAGTTGACCGTCAGGATGCGCGCGAAGAAGCTGACCACCGCGTACAGCGAGCTGGACGAGTACTGCGTGAACGTGCGCTTGAGCGCCAGTTGCTTGAGCGAGTACGCGACGTTGGTCGTGTCCGAGGGGTTGTTGATGATCGCGCCCTCGTTGCTCGTCACACCGTACAGGTGCTTCGTGTTCGCGCCTTCGATGAAGTTGGCGACGGCGATGTGGTCTGAATCGGACACGATCGTCGGCATCACCAGGGCATACCACTGCTGACCGAACATCGTGTCGAACAGCGTCGCGGCAGTGACCGCGCTCTCGGCGGCCACGCCCGGAACCGCGTACGCGCCCGAGGACGTCGCGCGCATGCCCATGTCGACCGAAATGTCGGTGCCACTGGCAGCGGCGGCCAGGAACGCGATGCTGGACGCGGAGCCCGTGGTCGGCGACGTGATCTCGAAGCGCTCGAAGCCGGGATTCCACACGATTGACACGAGGTCGGTCAGCGCGGCGCGCGCGGCGGTTTGCATGATCGCGGCAACGCCTTGCATCGTGGTGGCGGCCGAGAAATTCATGCCGGTAACGTCGGTGGCAGCGCCACCGTCGACCGTGATCTTGAACGAACCGGCGGTGATGCCGGTCCAGGCGGCCACGGTGCCGAAGGTCGTGAGCGGCGCGCCGATGAGCTGGCCAGCGGCGGCCGTCTGGGCCCAGCGGCCGATGTTGAGCTGCGCGGGCTGCGGGTTCTGCTCGAACCAGAGCACGGCGGCGTAGTACTCGGGCGCGGTCGTGCCAAAGTCGTTGGCCACGGCTTCGAGCGTGTTGTACACGCGCATGCGCTGGACCGTGTCAATCACGTTGGAGTTGCCCAGCACCAGAGCGACCGTCGTGTTCTGCGCTTGCGCGGCATTGGGCGACAGATTGACCTGGACGTTGATGAGGCTGGAAATCGGAAGCGATGCGCCCATGTTGAGGCTCCTAGTTCGAGACCGTAATCGCGGTCGTATACAATTCGTTGTTGACGGTCACATCCGCGCCCACCAGACTCTGGATCGCGTAGCGTCGCACTATCTGCCGGCGTATTCTAACAGTCAAATCGACCCTCTGGAGCCAACGCTCTTTCGTCAGCTCCGGGACGGTCTTCAATTCGCCAGTTTCGATCAGTCCCATCCCGGCCTGCTCGATCACCTCCAGGTTCTGGGGGATCTGGATGCCATCCCGCAAGAGCGTCGCGTAGGTGTCCGATTCGGGCCCGTAAAAACTGGTCAGGATGTCCAGTTCCTCGTGCCGGCGGTATTCGTCGTAGGCGGGCACGTCCGGCGGCCCGGTGACGGCCGGGACATGCTTCGTGAACGCGAAGACGCTGGTGCCGCGGGCATTGATGCCAAACGCCGCCCAGCAAGGCGTGCCGACCGGCGGCAGGTTCGGGGGCTCGGGCTGCCAGCGCGGGAAGAACAACTGTCCGTCCAGGCCCGTGATGCCCACGAAAAACTGCTGCATGAATCGAAACAGCGCCTGCCCCTCCAGCGGAGCCGGGCTCAGCGAGGGGAGTAGATAGCCGCCAGTCGAGCTGTCGTTCATGTCTGGGCCTCAGTGCTGTCGATGCTGGTGCAGACCGCCTTGACCCAACCTGGGCCGTATGCGGTCCACGGCATGAGCATCTTGACGATGAAGGTGTCGCCACGCCACTCGATCCAATCGGGTTGCTGGCTGTTCGCAGCGCTGTTCAGGCGCTCCTGCGTGAATATCGTGATCGCCCGGTTGCCGCGCTCGGTCTCGGGCAAGCGCAGCAGATCGGCGGGCCGCGTCGGCGTGACCACGCCCAGCACGCTGTTCCTGCGCGACGACGTCAGCTCGACCTCGCCGTACGTGTTGATCGACTGCAGGCGCGACACGACGTTGTACGTGTCCGTGAACTGCGGGTCGAGCATGACGATTGACGGATCGATGAAGGGCATGGCTACTTGTTCCCGACCAGATCGGTGCGCTCGCGTTTCTGACGCTCCGAGCGCTCACCGGGATGATCACCTTGAACGAATACTCCGCCTTTATTTCGCGGGTGTTCTGACGACTGCAGCGGCTTGCCGGCGCCCTCACCGAACTGGCCGCGGCCGCCACGGGGATGCTCCGAGGGGTTGAAATCCCTCGTCATGAGCCCGCAGTCGTGCAGGTGGATGTGGATGTGATGCGCCATGGCAAGCCTACAGGAGGGACGCCTTCTGCTCGGACACTTCCTTTTCGCCCTGGGGGCCGGCGCCCTTGTTGCGCGCCGCCGCGGCCGCGGCGGCCGGGTTGTGCTTGGCAGCGAACTTGGCAGCCGTGCTCATGGGGGCCGCGCCACCGCTGCCTCCACCGCCCGTGCTTGAGAATTTTCCACCCTCGCGCTTGTGCTTGCCTTCCTCGAACGTGCCGGCATCCTGCACCATCGCCTCGAAAGGCCCGGTATGCAGGTGAATGTGAATGTGCTGTTCCTTAGCCATAGCTGTGCCCCTCATATAATCGATATATCGCCGGCCCGTCATCGGGCGCCACGCCCGACACGAGCAGTACTCGATTCACTTCGCACCCGTCGTTGTAACGCCTGGACGTCGCCACGATCAGATACATGCCCGCGTATTGCTCCAAGATCATTGCGAAATCCTGATCCAGATCTCGCCGCGCAATCATGGTGTCGGCAAGCATCAGGTCGTCGATTCGCAGATCGTGGTTCATTTTTTACGACTAGCCATTGTAGCTTTGAAAGCCGATACTCGACGCGCAACGTGCTCGGGCGACTGGGTCGATCCTCGTAGATGCCGCGTTCGTGCGGCAATTACGTCAGGTGACGCTTTTCGTCCTTTGTTTTTTGCGCCTACTGCGCGTATGCGGGCGTCCCTTAGTGCCCATGCGTCACCTGACAATGCCCGCGAAGCGGCGCCAATTTTGGCTTTGGTCAGATCCGAATGGTGGCCATTTGCACCACCACCCTTTAGATTGTAGCCAACAGGTGCCATCGTGCGATAAAACGAAATGCATTCATCTTCAAGAAAATCAAGAAACTCCTGATCTTCGGCAGTTGCTATTTCCTCGATCGTAAAATTATCCCGACCGTACTTGACGATTGCTCGATGCAACGCAGGGCAGCCGGCTCGAGATACGTTATGACCGTTCCACCGAAGTCGTAGTGTCGTGACCGTCTGCCCGACATATTGTTTGCCGTTGACGCGATTGGTCACTCGATAAACAATGCCGTGAACCATCATTTGCTCCTGATTACATATTGCACCGCGTTGCGCATTTCGCCAGTATCGACGAGCGTATTGGTGCGCGTCACGCCGCGCGCAATCCGTTCCTGAATTGTACGCTCTGCCAGAGGCGGCGGGATGTTCGAGTTGATCATCGCCTTGATCGCCGCGGCAGCCACGAGGCCCATCATGTTCAGGCCGGCGTCCAGGTCGGCGCTATTGGCGCCCTTGGACATTGCTTTCGTCACGAGCATTTCCCCGATCGCTTCGATGTCGCCGCGCGCGTTCTCGATTCCGGGCTCCATGAATGGCCGGGCCGGGATGTTTGCCTCGGGTGCGCCGTAATTCAGGATGTACGCCCGCGCGGCGTTGTTCAGCTCGCCGTCGCCGCGCTGCGCTTTGTCGGCCGGGATGCCCACGAGCACTTGCTTGTTCGTGATCGCGAGAAGCATGTCCAGGTTGGCCAGCGCATCGGCGCGCGCACCGCCTTTCTCACTGACTCCGTTTTGACCAGGGGGCGTCAACGCTTTGCTGACGCCGGCCATCAGGGACTGAAGCGCGGACTGTTCGTCGGCCATGGCTAGGCCTAATATGGATAATTTTGCGGGTAGATGACGCCGGGCCACGCCGGGCCGTTGCCGGGCGGCGTGTAGCCGATGCCGATCTGCACCGGGCCGCTGCCGAACTGCTTGGCGAACTTGATGAAACGCGTGCCGTACGTGGTCATGTTCCAGTGCGTATCCTCGACGTTGATCCCCGAGGCCGTGTCGTAGGTCAGCGTGACCTCGCCCACGGTCTTCGTGATGATCGGGCCGACAGCGAGCTGCGGAGGGGCCCCATTGGCCCCCTCACGGGCCGCCAAGCCCTCCAGGACGAGGTTGTGAGCCGCGTACAGCTGCGCGCCCAGGTCGAGCGCCTGACGCCAGCGTTGAGGCCGCAGCATCAGGTACGCGACGCCCAGCCAAAAGCTGAGCAGCGAGTCCGGATACGCGGTCTCGTTGGCGAACTCCGGGAAGTTGGCCCGGAGCTGATCGTTGCTGATGGCCACGGGTCACCTATCGCGTCGGGGCGACGGGGATGATGGGCGCGTTCGTGTTGCCCGGGTCGGCGATGTCGTGCGACCAGAACTTCTCGTTGGCCTTTTGGATTTCGGCCAGGGTCATCGAGCCGACCATCACCGAACCGCCTTCGGGGCCGGCGACGTCCTTGTAGGCGAACTTCACTTCGTTGGTATCGCTCATGGTTTCATTCTTTGCGGTGTGCAGCGCTATCGCCACGGCTTGCGCTTGCGGCTTGCCGGCGGCGACCTCGGTCGCGATGTTGTGGCTGATCGCCTCGCGGGAACTGCCTTGTTCGAGGGGCATATTGCCTCCCTGAAAATGGAAACGCCCCACCCGATCGGGGCAGGGCGTTTGCCGTGGTCGCTATGGCACCGGTTAGATGCCGTACCGCCAGCCCGCGGTTTCCGGGTAGACCATTTCCACCACGCCGAGACGGCAGAAGTAGGTGGTCATGTGCCAGAGGCCGCTGTACTGGATCGGCGTGCGTTGCAGCATCGTCATCGGATACCGCACGCGTTGCTTTTCCTTCGTGTAGCAGAACATCACGTCGTAGTACGTGGTGGCAGTGCCGGGAGTACCGAGCACGCCGCCGGGCGCCAGACCGATGAGCCACTTGCACGGGAAGATCTGCAGACCACCGCCACGGTTCGCGCGGACGGTGATGTTGTTCTCTTCCAGGTACTTCAGGATGGACACGTTTCCGGCCGTGCTGATGGTCTGGGTCGAGATATAGCCGAACACCGCCGGGGGCAGGAGCAGGCGATTGGGCATAACGGCCCAGGCGCTGGCGCTCCACACCGACGTGATCAGCTCGTTGACGTCCGTCAGGATTTCGGCGGGAGTCTTGCTGACCCAGGGGGTGTGCGTCGAGACGCCCGCCGCCACGATGGCGTGGTTGGTGACCAGGGCGTTGTTCAGCAGACCCTTGTCGCCGGTCGTGCTGTCGCCGTAGTACACCTGCTCGTCGATGTCCATCTGGTGCTTGAGCTGCAGGAACTCGAACTTTTGCTGGTCGACCGGACGACCCAGCTTGGCGGCCGATTCCAGTTCCAGGACCGTGTACTTGATTTCCTGGGCCCAGATGTGCAGCGGGTAGGTCGTCTTGCTGATGTCCAGCGAGTTGCTGGTGATCTGATTCGTGTCCTTGCCAGCCCAGCTCTTGCCGTTGCCCACGCTCGAACCCGTGCCGGCGCCACCGGGGGTACCGGCGGTGCTGACCGTGAACGAGGACAGTTCGTCGGCGATCGTGACGTCTTCCCGAAGGTCGATGTCGCGGTGCCACGTAACCGAGGCCAGGGGCATGTGCAGGGTTTGGTCGAGACGCTCCAGCTCGCCGACCATGAAGGCGCCGGTCGAGTCGACCGTGCGACCATCGTGGGTCTTGAACTTGGAGCCGAACTGCTTGGATGCAGCGACGTCGTCCGGGCCGATGGTGAAGGGGATGCTCATGTCAGTTTCCTTTGATGGTATGGGCCAGGGCCTGGGGTTAAGCGATGACCAGTTCGGCCACGCCGAAGGCATCGGCAGGACCGTTCCAGTATGCATTGGCGACGGTGAACTGGTTCGCGGCGGCGCCCGAATCGACAACCGTCTCGAATCCGCCGACCGGCAGCGCGGCGAAGATCGTCGCACCGACCGTGACGCGGACGTACACGGGGCCGCCGAGTACCGAGGCGGCCGGGCTCGTCGGCTGATTCTGGGTGACCAGGATCGAGCCCTTGACCATCACGTCGAGAACTTGACCAGCGGCAGGACCGCCGCCGCCGAGCGCCGCGGCGCCGTACGTCTCGCCCGAACCGGTGTCCTGGTACGGGTACGGACGAACCGACACGCCGGCCAGTGCGACCGTGGTCGCGCCCAGGGCGCTGTCGTTGGTGTGGTTGACCGCACGCACCGTGTTGGTCGCACCGTGGAACAGCGCGGCTTGGCCGAAATACGTCAGCGGGTTCGAGCCGGCTGCGTCATTGACGTAGGGGAAGATCGAAGCCGGGTGGATGCGGGTAACTTCGCCGGGGCTACCAGCGCCCATGCGGAACGGGAAGGCCACATCGCGCGTCTTGATGACGGGGCCGACGGAGAGTTGTTCGTTCATGATCATTTCCTTTGGTGGTGTCGGTGATGATGGGCTTACTTCGCCGCTGCGGCAGCTGCCTGCCGGGCATTGAATTCTTCGTTGATCTTCGCCACGTCGGCGATCGTCATCGGGCGCTTCCCGGCCTTGGGCTGATCGTAGCCATGGCCGAAGTAGCTGTTGTCCTGCGTCGATGCGCGCGCCGCGGCCGCGTTGTTCTGCTCGGCCTTGGCCGCGGCAGCACCGCGGAAGATCGGAGCGAGGTCGCGGCAGGGCAGCGTCTCGATATCGGGGGTCCGGCCGGCAACGCGCTCGACCAGAGCGGCGCCGTCACGCGTGGCCATCACGGTGCCCAGGGCACGGCGACGCAACGCGCAGATCGACTTGTAGGTGGAGACCTTGTCGGAGGCCGCGTCGAACGTCGGGATCGCGATGCCGGGAACCAGGATTTCGGCCAGGGCCACGGTCTGCGAGAACGAATCTTCGAGCATGGCGCTGTCACGGGCCTTCATGATGCTGTCGCCGGTCCCGGGAGGTGCCTCTTCCTTGAGGCCGCCTTCGATTTCCTTGTCGCCCTCTTCCTTGGCCGAGCCTTCGCCGGTCATTTCGGTCATCTTCTCGTCGACCGTGGTGCCGGCGGCCTTGGCCATTTCGGCAATGGAGTCCATGCACTTGGCCATGGAATCGCGCATTTCCTTCTTGAACTCCTCGAAGGAATCGCGGATTGAGCTGACCGAATCCTCGGTCTTTTTGACGTGCTCCTCGAAAGCCTCGTCAAACGTCTTGGAGCCGAACATTTCGTCGGTTCCCGAACCCGTAGCGGCAGTAGTCACTCGCGTCTCCCCGGTGTTGGGCAGGTTGCCTTCAGCCTTCGTGATGGCCGGGGCGCCTGTGTGGATATGCACATGCGTGTGCGTTTCGTTGTCGTCCGGGTCACCGGTCATTTGCATGATCGCGGCGCCTTCGTCCATCGTCGACTTGGCACCTTCGAGGTCACCCTTCGTCAGGGCGTCCTTCATTTTGCCGAGCCAGTCTTTGAATCCGTTTGCCATCTTGTCACCTGTTTTGCGAGGAAGTGAGTACACACTTTCACCTGCAGCGGAGCGAAGTGTAACAGGGTTTTTGACTTGTGGAGTTGTGGGAAGCGTTTCGTGGTCTTTCGTAGCGCAAACCGGGCCGCAGCGGCCGCGTTTCACGAACGCCACATGGTTACCCAGGATGTTGACTTGCTTGCCCTGGCCTATGCCCAGCTTCATGTACTGCGCGTCATAGCCGGCGCTCACCTCGTAGACCGGGTTGTCTTCGATCAGGCGAATGGCGTCCGGGTGGGTGATGATGAAATCGGCGATCAGCAGGTGATCCGAGATCCCCTCGCCGCGGCGCACGTTTTGGAGGTGCCCGACCGCCAGCTCGCGCCAATTGCCGGGCGTGATGTCGACGCCGTCGGGATGCTCGATGCATAGCGGCTTGCCCTCGAAACTGGCGATCGTCTGCGGGCGAAAGACTTCCTCGGCTTCGCGGAAGATTCGCACGATTCCATCGGGGCCTTCCTCGATATCGATCTCGCCCGGGCCGTAGAGCTGCATGCCGGTGCGCGCGATGGGCACGGCGTGACAGATCAGGAACCCTTCAGGCGTCTTGGCCTGATTCGGGCTGATCTGCTCTTCGGAATAGAAGCGGTAGGAGGCGGTCATGGATCGGCAGTAAGTGAGTGCTCACCGCCTATTATAGGCGCACCGCGGCGCCGTGGAGCTATCGGGCCGAGATCGACACCACGGTGCCCGTTTGGCCGGTGGCGGCCACGGTGCAGCGCACGCGCGCGTAGGCCGCGGCGATCTGCGTCGCGGTCAGCTGAACCGTGCCAGCGGGAACGGCCGGCGCTTGCGTGTCAGGGGTGTACCAGTTGACGCCGTCGGGCGACAGGTCGATGGCGTAATCCCCAGGCGTGCCGCCGGCAGCCAGGGTGACCGTGGCCGACACGACAGTGGCTCCGTCGACCCGGTAGGCGGCCGAGGTGGCATTGATCGTGCCGGCGAGCAGGGCCGGCGTGTAGTCGAAGAATCGCTTGACGGCGGCCAGCCCAAGCTGCGCTGAGCCCGTCTCGACCACGGAGAACGTGAAGCTGGGCAGCGTGCCGGCGACCGTCCACAGGTACCGGTGAAGCGCCTGGACGCGCAGCGGCGGCATGAACGAGCTGCCGGCGGCCGTCATCTGCTCGAAATGCCAGACGTCTTCCCATGTCGCGCCGTTGTCCAGCGATTCCTGCAGCACAAGGTTGAACGTCGGGTTCGTGCCGAACACCTGCGTGACTTCGAGCACGGCACCGAAATCGAGGCCTTGATTGCCGGCGATGATGCCGCTGTTACCGGACGCGGTGACAGTGCTCGGCTGCAGCGCGGGGCCGACGTTGAAACCTTGGGCGGGAACGGTGGACATGGCGGGCCTTTCGTAGGATCGCAGGAATTCTACAGGGAAGTTGGGAGCACCGGCTCCGAGTAGCACCGGCAGTTGGCGTTGCAGCCCGCGTGCGAGCGGTAGCCCGTGCGTTTGTCGACGATCGGCGGCGAGTCCCAACGGATGAACTGGCCCTCCAGCTCCTTGTGGTCCGACCGCACGTCCGAGTCCTTGCTGGTGCGCCAGATGTACCCTGGCGAGCCCACGGCCTGCGCGCGCACCTGGGTGAGGGTGTTGGCCGTCGTGGCCACCGCGGTACGAGCGATCATGCGGGCCTGCACCAGGGACACTTCGCCGGACGCCGCCACCTCACGCGCAATGTCGGCGCTGCGCCGGCCGCTCGTGAGTGCCTCGTTGGCCAGCTTGTAGATCCGATCCGCGGCGCTCAGCGGGATGCTGCGGATCTCGGCGACCTGGAGCGCGACCATTTCCTGCATCGTGTGGCCGATCGGCGTGCGGTCGATCTCCTCGCGCAACGACCGCCCGATCTCCTCGGATTTCTGCATCCAGGCGTGGTAATCCCGGCGCGAGACATCCTCGACCATGCGCTGCGCGACGGCCACAGCCCAGGGCTCGATCGCATCAGCGTAGCGCTCAAGCGACTGCACGAGCATAGGCAGGTTGGTGATGCGTCCATCGGGCGCGAAACCTCGTACAATGGCACCGCACTGGCGCGCCACGGCGGCCAAACGCAGGAGGTACTGTTTCTCCGCGAAACGCGTGCGTCGGAAATATTCGCGCATTTTCAGCGCGAATTTCCGCATATTGAACGGCGCCGCGGCCATGCTACAGCCCGGTTTGAACGGTCAGATTGCCACTGGCCAGCCAGCTCTTGAGCCCTTCGATCGTGGTCGTTTCCACGCCCATGATGCGCTCCATGCCCTGCAGATCCGAGTAACTGGACACGTAAGCGCTGATCGCGCGCGCGGGCGAGCTGAAACCCAGCATGACCTTGTGCTCGTCGAATTCGCCGGTCGCCAGATCGCGCTGATTGATGATGAACACGGCATCGCTACTGTGGTCCGGGCCCAGGAAACAATCCATCCCTTCGTCGGGCCCTTCGGCCGATCCCGTGCCCACGATGTATCCGTAGTCGGCCGCCATAATGGCTTGCCAGGGATTCTCCGGATCGCGCGAGTGCCGCGTGGAGCCTTTTTGGTTCTCGACGTGCAGCGGCAGCCCGTGGAATTCCATGTGGGTCGGGCCCGGCGCGCCGTCGGTCGTGACGTCCGCACCAGGGCGAACCCCGGGCGGCATCTGGGCGGTCAGCGGATTGCCGGGGCCGAACATCGACAGGTGGGGGTCCGAATCGGTCGACTTTTTGCCGCCTGATTTTCCCTCTGTAGCGGCCGGTTTTTTGCCGCCTGATTTGCCGCCATCCGGCGCCTTCTTAACGGCCGGCGCGGGCGCCGCGGCCTTGGCTTGCGCCTCGCCCGGGACATCCCCAGGTATCCCACCGGCTTCGAGGTCGGCCGCCGGCAGCGGGATGTCCGCGGCCGACTTGATATCCTCTTCGCTGATGTTCGTCCAGACGCCGGTCACCGTCGACTGCTGCTTCAATTCCTTCAGCGCGGTCTGCGTGGACACGGTGCCCGCCTCTTCGGCTTTCAGGATGGTCTCGGTGTTCTTCGAGGCGATTTCGGCTTTTTCGACCTCGGTCGGCTGCCACAGGGGCTTGAATTCGATCCCGAAATCATCGCCCACCTTGATTCCCTCGCTCTGGGCAATCATGCGGTAAATCAGCGTCACGCCGTACAGCAGTTCGCTCACCTGCCGGGCCTTGATCATGTCGTAGTAGTTGCGGATGTCCGACTCGCCCGTGGCGTTCATGCCGGCCGGCGAGGTGCCAAACAGCTTCGTCTGGGGGATGCCCAGCGCGCCCGAGAGCTGCTGCCGGAACTCGGTGATGATGTCGGCGAGGCCGCTGAACGAGCCGTGCTCGTGGCCTTCGTACTCGTCGTTCGTGTCCATCAGGGTGATGCCCTCGATACCCTGGTAGGAGCGCATGACTTCGACGTAATTCTGGAGTCCCTGATATGCGGGATCATTGGACCCGATCAGTTCCTTGAGGCCTTGTACCTTGAAGGTCCGGATGAACGACTTGTCGATCAGCTGGGCGGCGCCGGTCGAGCCCAGGTCGAAGGCCTGGATCCGGTCCTGGATTGTTTCGAGCACGGACAGGCCCCAGAGGTTTTCCTGCAACGCCTGCCAGTACGGCAGCTCGTTGCCCTGGAGGCGGATGATCCGGCTGTGGTGAATCTTCATGCGCGGCAGCGCGGGCGCGTCGGCCGTGACCCGATAGAACATGGGTAGGCCCAGGCTCGGGCTCGACGTGTCGGTGACCAGCATTTCCAGGCTCGGGTCGATCATCCAACGGTCGAGCACCAGGAGGCCCTTGAACTGGCCCTTGCCGACCGTCTCGATCCGCAGCTCGGTTTCCGGCCGCTGGCCGTCGATGATCATATATGCGCAGCACCCGCCATAAAGCCGCGACCATTTGATTGTGGACTTGATTCGATCCCACAATCCCATCTGCGTGGCCCGCGTTTCGATCTTTTCGATGTCGGTCGGCTTGATTTTGCCCTTGATCGTCACGCCCTGGCGGGTCATGTCGTCGGCAGGTACGTCCACGGCGTTCTTGCACACGAACTGCCCGCGGTACATCCATTCGAGCAGCACGCGGATCCGCGTGAGCGGGGCGAAGCTGGCGGTGGAGCTGTTCAGGACGTTGTTCGCGCCGATACCCAGGTTGTGCCCGTAGTTGACGAACGCGTCCTGGAATTTGCCTTTGCTGACCGTGACTTGGCCGCTTTCGGTCTTCGTGGCGGCCAGCGTCGAGGTGGTCATCGCCCGGCTGAGCTGGACCCCGGTGCCCATGCCCGAGGCTTGGCGCAACGCCGAGTCCTGGGTGATGGCTTTCTTGGCCGCCGATACGACTGCGGGCTTGCGTCCTGCTCCGGGGCGAAAGCCCCCATGTCCACCGGCCATTTTGATTTCCCTTGATTCTGCGGTTGATTCCAAGGGCAAATCGTAGCACTTTCAAACTAAGAGTGAGCCTTCACATATTCCGCGGCGCGCGTCAATATGGAAAAAGACTCGCGCATCATGCCAATTCCAAGGTTGCATTTTGCGCAAAGTAGGCCTCGAATTTTTCCCGAACTGTGGCAATGATCTACAGAGGGAATTTCGGTACCAAAGTGATCGTCGCATATAACGCATCGCTCCCGCTGAACAACCCATAGCGTGATGTACTCAAAAATTGACATACCGTATTTGCGTCTGAGACTGTATGCTTTTTCGCCAGACGGATACCAATACGGCGGAGGCGGCCCAATTTCACAGGTGTATATCGCTTTGCGGCCCGCGCCCTGCCTGCGACCGCCCCATTCCTGTTTAGGCCTCGACGAATCTTTCAAATTTGCGCCCGATCTTCGCCCGGCCCCTTCTCGGCGGCCGCCCCATCCGTTGCTCATCTTGAATACCCAAAAAATAAACAATCAAGATGATATCACTTCCTGCGCCGTTTGGTCTCGACCTGCTTGGCCTTGCCCTGGAAAATCTCCGATCCGTCGTGGCCAACCGTGTAGATCCCGGCCAGATGCGACGGCGGCAGCGGCTTGAACTCGTCCTGGTCGTTGAGCGGCACGCCGCGGTACTTGTCGGCGCCGGCCGCCGCCTTGACCAGGGTGATGGTGATGGTGTCGCCCGGCTTGGCCAGCTCCAGGCTGATGTGATCGTTTCCGGGCACTTTGTATACACGTTCGGCCGACGTGATCGAAATTTCGGCTTCCTGAGACATGAGATCAATTCTCAACAACGTCATGACTTCAGCTCCCGGGGGTGGAAATCCATGAACGGCTCGCGCACGGGCGTGTCCTTGTCGTGGTCGGGGGAATCGTCGTCCACCTCGGGGTACCAGCGCCAGTCGGGCGGCACCACCATCTGGGTTCCGGTGTCCCACAGAATGTCGATCTCGTCGGTATCCCCGTCGATCATGGCGCATCCGGTTAGTGGGCCCTCACTTTCACTTTGCCGCAGGGCTCGATTCCAGCCCGGCTTGCAGCTGAACTGGCCCTCCAGGATCGTGATCGTGTACCCCGTACCGGCCAGGGTGCGCGGCAGCGGCTCGGCGGCCTGTGCCATTTTCATGACACCCAGCACCAGCACCAGCGTGATGAAAAGCGGAAGCCAGAGATCGAGCAATGCCGCCAGTATTGCACCCAGAAAATTTTTCATCGCTCGCTCCAGGTCCGAATCGAGCCTCATTCTACGACGGTATCAGCGCGGCGGCGCAATAACCCTGGGCAGCGCTTGATTGAGCGCGGCACCCTGGCGCACGGCCTTGATATTAGGCGCCGGCCCGCCCGTGAGCAGCGCGTTGATCAGGCGCTGGTTGTCCTGGTGCGTCGGCGCGCCGCGGCCCGCCATGCGCTCCCAGATCGACATGACGACCGGTTGCATGTCCGGATCAGGCGGCGGGTAGTACGGAGCGCGAAGGTGCGCCAGCAGCTCCTTCTGGTACGTCGGGATGGCCGCTTGGAGCCATGCCGGCAACTGCCGGCGGGTGTTGATCCGCTCGTCCATCTGGGTGTTGGCCACGAGGCGGCCGCGCTGGCTAGGCTCGTCCAGCGTGATCTCCACACCCTCCGCGGCCGCGCGCGCCAGGATCTGCTCGGCCATGCTGGGCTCAGGCGGTTCAGGCGCGGGCGCGGGATCACCGATTTCGCCTTCGCCGTCGGCCAATTGCTCGAGCAATTCCACAATGGCAGCCTTGTTATTCTTCAGCTCGCGCATCAGATCGTCGGGCACCCGGCGGCGCGGATTGGCCGTGAGGCGGCCGTCCGGGTTGATCCGGACCTTGATGTTGAGGCCCTCGCACGCGTCGAGCACCTCCTGGGGGGTCATGTGCGTGCTCATGCTGTGAACGGCAGGCCTACGACCGTGCCGAACCCGAACCGCGGGCAGGTGAGCGCGTCGGGCGGGTAGACCTTGCCCTGGATCGCGGCGATGATGGATGACTGCCACACGCCGACCAGGGCCTGCAGCTCGTTGGGCCAGGGCACGCCCAGCGTGACCACGATACCGGTACCGTTGGCGTCGAGCGCGATGTCGCCGCCCAGCGCCCGCACCCAATCGAGCGCGTACTGGCCAGGGGTCACCAGGGTGCCCGGCGCGCCGCCGTTGAACGGTGATCCGCTGTCGCCGTACTGCGTCATATCGGTTCCTCGCCGGGCAGGTACCCGGGGCCGTAGGGTGAGGCCTCTTCGAGCGCAGGGGTGCGCGCGCCGTTGAGCCCGTACTCGAATTTGGCCGCGGCTTCGTAGGCCTGCATGGCCTTGATCCGCGCCAGTTCATCCTCGTCCGGGATCGCCAGCACCGCATAGGCGTCCGAGAGCGCGTCCACAAGGTCATCGTGGGTCGCGTCAGGGAACGGTCGCAGCTGCGCTTTGACAACGTCCACGAACGGGGCCAGTATACCAACGAGCCCCACGTTGCAGTGCGCCGCGAACGGCTCGGCGCGCGCCACCTTGTCGCCGGTCATGCGCTCGGTCTTGACCTTGTACCCGGGCAGCATGGCCGTCAGATCCTGCGCCTGGGCCTTGCCGGCCTGTCCTGGATCCTGGGGGATGTGGATGCGGACCTCGGTGCCGTCGCGCTTGGCCGTGTTCTTGATGTCGGCCCGGACCACGTTGGGCGCGGCGCGGTACATCGCGGCATCCTCGATCAGGTACATGCCCACCGACGGGTAGTACGCCATCAGCGCCTTGGCCGTCTGGTCGGGCTCCGTCTTGCCCTGCTTCGTTTCCGAGGCGGCCAAGTCCCATGCGCGCACGCGCGTGCTCGGGCCCGGCGGCCGGGCGTGCAGGGTCGGCATCATGTCGACCTGGAAGATCGTGCCCGACAGGTTGTACGGTTGTTGCATGAACTGCGTGGCCCACAACCAGGGCTGGGCCTTGGCGTAGGCCTTGCACCAGTCGGTCGGGTACTTGAACTCCCAGATCGAGTTGCCGTTCTCGTCGACCGGCGTGATCTTGAGCGTCTCGTACGTCTCGCCCGTGAGTCCCTCGACGCCGTCGCCGGGCGACAGCAGCGCGAAAATGTCATCGGGCGCCACGCGCTGGCCAATGTAGATCTTGGGCGTGCGCGGATCATTCACGCGCGTGTTGAACGTCTCGGTGACGAACACCTTGACGCCGGCCTTGGCCGCGTCCGAGCGCGCTTCCTTGACCTTGTGCAAATCGTCCGCGATCAGCGCGCCGCCGAACCGGTAGTGCTCCATCTGCGTGATGCCTGCGCCGAATCCCGTGATCTGGCCGTCGATACCACGGGCCAGCATGGCGCCACCCTCTTCGGTCTCGAACCGGTCGCGCGCGTTGACGTCGCGATTGACGGTAGCCTTGGGGAATATCCGCGCAAACAGCGGCGTGTCCATGATCTTGCGCACGTTGTTGGAACTCAGCTCGGCCAGATTGGCCACGCTGGAGGCGTAGATGAAGTTGCTGTCCGGGTGCTGCCCGAAGCACCACGCGATCCAGAGGCACACGATGTGCGTCTTGCCGGCCCGCGGCGGGATGTTGATGCACCCGCGGAAATTGGGCTCCTCGAACGCGCGCTGCAGGAACGCGAAGATCTTGAGGTGCAACGGGGTTTCCTGCCAGACGATGCCCGGGAATATCTCCGCGTGCATCAGCTTGGCGAACATGCGAAACGACACCCGGGCGAATTTTTCTTCGCCCAGGCGTATCTGCGCATCGGTGAATTGCTGCGCGTCCATCAGTTGGCCTTTACCGTATACCCTACACGAATGCCAGCTCTGGCGACGCGATCTATGCACCTACGGCTGATCGGTAAACGCAGGCGTGCCCACAGGACTAGCAACGCCATCATGGTATCTAGCCACCATCGCTTGCGAGCCCATACGTTGACAACGATTGTCGAGTTCATTTCACATTCCTCTCGACCGGCACCACGTCGATGGCGTCGGCATAATCCGGCTTTTGCACGAACCCGTGGCGGCGCATCACTTCTTCGAGCAACGCACGCTCCTGGTCGGCGTTGAGCGGTACCTCGGCCGGTTTCTCCTGCGCGGGCGCGCGCTCTTCGTCCAGGCCCAGCAATTTGCTCGTGCGATCGAGCAGCTTGATGCCCACGTCGACGGCCTTCAACTTCACCCCGTCGTCGTCGAACCCGGTATCCGCGCCCATGTACAGCACGGGGTGCTTGTTCTCCAGGATCGTTTCGACGACGTTCGTGTATTTCTCGATGCGACGCAACTGCTGATCCTTGACCACCTGCATCGCGGTGGCCTTGTCGGACGCCAGGAAATCGCCCACGACACGATCGACGAGCTGCAGCGGGAGATCAAGCGTCTCAGCGATGGTCTCCAGGTTGGCTCCGCGCATCCGCATGTCGAAGATGCGCTCCGCGCGCGCGGTGTCGATCGTGACGAGGGCGCTGGTCATGGCTGTTCCTTTGGTGTTGCGGCGATCCTAGCTTCAATCTCGTCGTCGCAATCGTGCGCCCACCCAACCCGGCCGATAGATTCCATGCGGCTTTGCAGGTATTCGTATGCCCACTTGTAGGCCGCTGCCTTGCGGTCGTATGCCTCTTGTGCGGAAGGGGCGGCGTAAGTTTTAACAAGCTCACCAGCCCTGATTAACTGGCGCATAGCGTCAACCAGAATCATTTTTTCCACACTGTTTTTGGTGGCTTTCACCAGATGCCCAAGCGAGGTTGCAGCCCGCCCGCAGTCTTGAACAAGCGATACGTTCCCGATGTACGCCACCGGCTCTGCTGCTGGTGCGGGAGCGGCGGCGAATACCGGAGTGCAAGATGGACGATAAGCCGATTCCTTCCGCATGAATTTATCCGCCTCGGCTTTGCTGTGCGTGAAGTCGTACCCCGATGCCATCGCGGTAGTCAAGACGTAGCCATAAGGCTCTGCTGCTGGTGCGGGGGATGCGTCGTCCTTTTCCATCAGCCGAATGCCTTGCGATGTAACTAGCGCCTGCAATTTCTTGTACTCGGCTAGTGGCACCATTTCCTCCACCCGGTTGGATGCGTCGGTGGAGAGGGCGGAGTCGTAAGCACGCGCAGCCTCGCCCATTGGGCAGTCGCAGCCGTCACATGGAACAGTCTCAAAGTGGCAACGTAAAGAATCCCGCAGCTTCCGCATCCCCTCGTTGCTGGATGGCGCAGTCTGGCGAGCTAGGGCAATGAGGCGCACGAGCTGTGGAAACCAGTAGTTCGTTTCAACTATCGGGTATCCAGCCTCATTCGCCAGTTTCAGCGCCTCGGCTCGTGCTTCGTCTGTGGCACTCATGACACGATCTCGATCACTGGCACACGGGGGTGCCCCAGCCGCAGGCGCAACGTCTCCTCGAACCACTGCCGGCGGCGCGCTTTCTCGCCATCGATCATATCTCCCGGCACCAGATTGTCCACGATCAACGCCCCGCTGAACCTCCAGCGCGCCTCACCGTGCCCGGCGCCAATACCGCGCACCGCGGCGCCCGCTCCTACCCCGTACAGGTGCCCGCCCTGGGGCGTGGTGAACGACCCCTGACCCGGCGACGTGGCCTCGATACCCGGGAACAGCGACCGGTATTCGTCGGTGTCCATCAACTTCCTCACCTGGATCACGAACGATTCAGCGGCCCGGGCCGTGTCGGTGGCGTACAGGAACTGGCAGTCCGGCTGCCTGCCCAGGCACCATGCCACCCATTCGGACAGCGTGGTCGTGGTCCCGGACTGCGGGGCACAGTACAGCTGGATGTGCTCGATCAGGTGCGCAACGTCGCCCAGGCGCGTCACCAGACGATTCTCCTCGTGGGGCAGCTCCCCGGTGCGATTGAAGTGCTGCAGACTGCTGAATTCCTCGAACTCGATTCGCCTCATGACGAGGGTGCCTCCGTGATGGTGAGTGGGCCGTCCATTGTACGCTTGCGTCGGCCTCGCAGATAGTGCTCCATCGCCGACGGATTGGCCAAGTGCCTATCGACGCTGCGCACCGCCTGCCAACACGCGTAGCACAGCAGCGCCGTGAGCACTCCGCGCGCGTTGGTTTCCATCTGCGTGTCGATCGGCTTGCCGTCGAACACCCGGGTCACCTTGCAACAGGCGCAGACCCAATTCTGTCGCTGCGCCATCTGTGTAAGTGAGCGCCCACTTACGCCGAACTTGACCAACCGCGCCACCAAACGGGTCCAGGTGCGCCGCTGCTCGAGCCCCGCGCGCAGGTACGTCCGGCGATTGCCCTCGCGCCTGCAGGCCCTGCACCACCCTGGACGAGCCCCCTCAACGAGCTGGCTGGGCGAGAACGCTTCATCCGGCAGCGGGAGGTGGCAGTGATTGCATTGTTTCATGATACTTCGTCTCCGCTTTGGCCACGTACGCCGCGGCATGCACGATCAGGCTCATATCGTCGATAAACGCCGCCAGCCCCGTGTTACACCGATTGCACAGGAGCCCCCGAACCACCCCTGTCCTGTGGTCGTGATCGACGTGGATGAGCCTGCGATCGAGCCCCTTGAACGACACGCTACAGACGCCACAGGCGTGCCTCTGCTCGCGCATCATCCGATCGTACTCGGCCTGCTCCAGACCGTAGGTGCGTTGTCGATGTTGGGCAGGTTTCAAGGCCTTCCATTTGGTCAAATATGACTCACGATTGACCGCCTTCTTGCAGGCCCGGCAATACTGACCATACTGCCCCTGCGCGGTCTGGGCGAAGCCTTCCAGCTCCACCGCAGTGCAACACTTGGGACAGAACTGCTTCCCCTCTTCCGCCAGGGCCGCATCGCGTGCGTCACGTTCTTCAGGGCTCGAAAACTGCTGCATATTGGGGTGGCTCACCTGGGATCTCCTGTTCTGAAGCCTTATTGTACTTCTGACGTTCAGAACTTGTCCAGAAATTTTTTATATGGGGCCCGTTGTATATT